CAAAGATATTGTTGAAACTAACAAAGCCCTTAATGATATGAATGATTCTATGGCTATTGCCATGCAAGAATCTAAAAAATGGACTATTGTTAGCCGGTTCTTATCAGGAACAGGTCTTTGGGCTATACAGAATAAACTTCGAGGATTAATTAGTGTTTTTGCAGAATATCAAAAATCACAAATGAAAACAATAGAGAACCAACAAAAGGTTATGGAATTATCTGAAAAGTTATCCACTAGAAAAGAAGATTTAAGGGAGGCTCAAGAAAAATTAACTGCTGCTATGGGTAAAACGGCCAAAGAAAGGCAACAAACTATTGATGATTTGCAAAAAGAAATTGACATATTACATCATGTTCATAGCGGAAGAAAATTAAGTATTGAACAAATGAAGCAACGGATTGCATCCGGTAATTATGCACAAGTAACAATTAAAAGATATGAAGATGCTATTAGAGATTTAACTGCTGAAGAAGATATATTAACGGAAAAAATGAAAGAGAAACAAGAAGTGCTAGAGGGTCTAAGTGGTGTATATGAAGAAGCAGAAAGAATTGCTGATTATTATGGAATAAAAGAGGCAGAAGCATTAGAAATTGCCCAAGGTAGATTAAACATAATGAGAGAACAGGCAAAAGAACAAGCAAATATATTAACCGGTGGTAAAACAGGAAAAGCCGTTCAATTAGAAAAAGAAAGACGTTCACAAGCAATTCAAAGCACAGTAAATCAAGATAGTGGATTTTCACAATTCCACGAATGGGGATTACAAGTTTCAAATGTGGTTAAAGATTTAGGAGGCATATTGAAAACCACTATGCCGTTTTCAGGTATGACTCCCGATGAAAAAGAAGAGTCAAGAAATAAAAATATTTTATGGCTAACAGTTCAAGCAAGAAAACAAAAAATAATTAAAGGATTACAAAGAGGACTGAAAAATATATTTAGTATTGCTAAAATGGCTTTGATGGCTAGTTTTTGGTTTGTAATTATTGTAGGTGCAATTGGTGTAATTACTGCACTAGTAGTTAAACATTGGGCTCACATTGAACCTCTTTTACAAGAAACTTTTGCAGCCATGATGGTTATTTATCATAGCGTATTGCTTCCTTTATGGGAAAGTGTTAAAGAGCATTTTGTCGAAGCATTTAGAGCAATTAACGATGGTAAAGTTGCGAAATTTTTAGATGAATTATTTATGGGTGTTATTAAATTATTAGGTGTAATAATTCTCGCCTCATTAGTTGCTTTAGGTATATTTTTAAAAATAACTGCGGATATTGTTTGGGGAATAATTGTAAGTTATTTAGGCGATATGTGGGAAAAAAGTAAAGTTGCATTTGTATACGGGGTGTTAATGGTTATTGGGACAATAATGATAATTGTCGGACTAATCTTTAGTTGGCCTGTTGTATTATTAGGTTTAGGTTTAATTATTATAGGTAAATTGTTCAAAGGAATAATGAAGAAATTAAAATTGTTTTCATCAGGTGGAACTTCTCACGGTGGTATGGCACTTGTTGGTGAAAAAGGCCCAGAATTGATGCAATTACCTGCGGGAATCAAGAAGAATGGTTAGTGGTGGCTCAACTAATAACAATATTACCGTAAATGTTCAAGGTCGTGTGGGTGCTTCTGATGCAGAAATTAGAGATATTGCTAGAAAGGTCGGCGCACAATTAAATAGAGAAATTAATAGAACAACATCTTCAGCAACAAGGTCGTGATTAAATGGTAGGTGACGGAGAACATTATGTTTATTTGAATTTGTCTGGAACAGATGATGAAGTTGATGGTGGAGGTTTTTCAGTCAATAGAATTCCATTAAAATGTGAATCAATTTCAATTAGCACAACTAAAAATGTTATGGCTATCCCTTTACCTTTTAGTGGTATTGCAACAGGTGAGGCACAAACTCTTGGATTAGATTTTGGCGTAGCCTCTAAAAATATATCTATAAGTGGTGTTTTAGTAGAACAAGAAATCAAAAAGCGATTTGAAACACAACCAACAGGTTCTAATCCAGCAGCAGTTGATGGTGTAATAACTGTAACAATGACAGCACATGAAATTGCTCAATTAATACATTCATATGTTGATTCTTCTTTCGTTCAAAAGCAACAAAATATTGCATCTTTAATTGTATTAATTCCGTCAAGAGTCGGTAAAGATTATCAATACCATGATGCGGCTTCTGCACCAACAGGAAGTGATGTTGAAACTACTTTACCAAGAGTTCCATTTACTTTCAAAACAAGAGGTGGGGCAACAACAGGTTCAGGGTTTTTGGCAAGAAGTAAAGGTTTAGACGCATGGCCCTTCCAAAAAGGTAATTTTCCTAATGAAGTTACTGCTAGTGAAATTACTGCATTGGAAGGATTCGTTAGAAGTTTCAATACAACATTTATTCCGGGTCAACCATATATTGAATTTTCATTAGAGTTTGAATCTGCAATTACACCGGGTTGATATTATGACATATGAAGTATTAATTGGTGAAAGGAAATCATTAGTATTTCCTGTAATGTGTCATGGATATTTACGCATAGACCATTCAGATGAAGTAGCCGGTGAAAATTATGGATTTTTTGCACATGATGGCCCAATCACTATACAAACAATTATTACACCATATGATGTTAATGGTTTAGGTCATTCATTACCTGTTAATAACCCAACAGGTTATCATGGAATTACTACTTCCAAAAAAACAATGCCTAATGAACAAAGCACTACTTATCAATATAGTAATAGTGGTCTTAGCAGTTTAGATAATGTTGATGTAACTGACGCATTCAATGAAGCAGAAAAATATCTTTCTGAAGCAAATAGAAAAAGTCATGAAATGATGATTTTTTATAATGATAATTTACAATTGTCATTAGTTAATAGTAGTTCTACTACTGTAAATAATCCATCGGAATATAAAATTAAATTAACAGTAGTTGCTGGTGGGGCTTCAGATTCATTAACTACAACAAATGCCGTAATTACACCAAATGATGTAATTAGTGACCAAAGAAACACAATGTATGGTTATGATACTAATACTACCGGCGCACCTTACAGGGTAATTACTACAATGGGTGCAAGGATAGGTTCAACTAACACATTTACTACTGCATCTAGTGATGAAAGAAATGATTTTTATATTGGTATGAAATTATACAAAAGTGCTGCTAGTGGATTTAGTGAAATTGGCACAGTTACAGGTGTTAGTAGTAGTGCATTAACATTAGATAGTAGTGAAATTGGTAATATCCCTGCTAATGGGGAATTTCTTTATACTGATGCTGATAAAGAAGCAACTTATTTAGTTTCCCAATTTCTTATTAGTGCATCATATGATAATTTTACTGGAAATATGTTTATTTATTTAAATGGTAATAAAGTAGCAAGTAAAATTCATAGTCAGAAAAACTCAACATTTAATATTGCACCTAATGATACATTCATAGGTATTGCTACTGAAGATTATAGTGCTAATACTAGAAAACAATTTATGGGAGAATTGCATGAATTAGCAATAATATCAGGAGTTAATAATGGTTCACTTAGTTTAGATACATTAACACCTAATTATAGAAATATTTTAATGTATTTTAGATTTGAGGAGAGTGACCTTTAATGCCTTCTACAACTCGATATTTGGATATTGAAAATGGTTCAAGCGTAGCAATTGATACTTCTAATTATCAAATATTTGTTATGGGTAAAGGTGCAAAACCGGGAGATACCCCGACTATGGGAACCAATTTATATTACGATGTGCCTACTAATCCATTAATTGTTTGTAATGATACATTTACTAGCCAATCAACAATATGTATGGAAATTAGAACAGATAATATAACTGCAAAATACGGTGCAATTTATGATAACGGCATTCGTGTTGATAATTCAGGTGGATATAGTTCTGGAACTACTATAAATACAGATGCTTATGACCCAAGAGATAAACTTACCATTAATGATACTATTTATAAATCAGATGGGACTTATTTAGGAAAAGTTAGTGCTTTAGCAAGAAGAACGGGTTCTTCCAAAGATGGCACAATAACACTTAGTTCTACTATTGCTTCTTCTATTTCTGATAATGACGCCTTATATTCTTCCACAGGTGTTTCTAATTCACAAACTTATAATATTTTAAATAGGATTTACCCAAATGATTCTGCTACATCTGCTTTATATTTAGAAAATTTAGAAAATACTCCCGGATATAGAATTAGGGCAAATGATTCAGTAGGTAATGGGCAAAGTTTGTCAGCAATAAATTTGGATAATAATGATTATTTTGTTATGATTAATCCTGATAATCCAAAAACTCACCATTTTGCTAGAATAACAGCAGTTACCAATCAAGATATTGCTGCTGATTCTTTTGAATTTTCTCCTAAATACGGTTCTGAAATTGCAAAAGGGACTAAATTTACAATATGGAAAGGCCCAGAAACATCAGATACTGCTGTTGTAGCCGTATCTTACGGTTTATATGGTTCTGAATTAGAATATGCCGCAGATGATGATGATTCGGATGGAACAGGTGGGGCTACTGATTCAAGGCATTCAGGATTAACTTATTTAGCAGAACCTTTATTTTATTTTTATGAAGATAGATTGAAAAAGAAAGGGCAATTAGACCATAATACTAAATATAGTCTTAGATATTCTAGAAGTGATGATGGTAGTGAATATCATTATACTAGAACATTTTTAACTTGTTCTGATTATGGTATGAAAATAGTTGATTATGGACCTTTTAATATGAATGCCACAATGGTTGATAAATTAAAAGAATATGATGAGATTGATTCTAGTAATCATACTAATGATGCAACTTGGAACACATTAAATACTAATGTTGATGTTAATATAGCAGATTGGAACCAATGTTTTATTAATAATAGAAGAAATACTGAGAATTTAAATTACATTTATTTCTATGAAGGTTCTTCTTCTAAATATTACCCTGAAGGAAGTTTAACAGGGCCAACGAAATATTTACATTATGACACTTCTCCGTCAAGAAATAATCTTATTCCTGAAGTATTAGAATTACAAGTATTTGATTCAATTAATGAAACTGGAAGTTATGCTGATTTACGAATTGGTGACCCTAATAGGATTTACGGTAGAAAAATAAATAAATATGATACACTTAAAATTAGAAAACAAGTTGCTATTGGTAGTTTAACTAATGATTACAAAGGTGAATTGCCCGGAACTTGGAGTGGTGCGGGTGGTTTAACTACTTTTAATGTGCAACTTGAAGAGGGACAAGATTTAAGAGTATTATTAAAAAATGTAAATGCTTCAGGAACAACATATGAACTAATAAAAATAGGTGACTATGTTTATAGAATTACTGATATTGGAGATGTAAATACATCATTAACGCAATCTGTAGAAATTGATGAACATAGACTTGCTGGAACTCAATATGTTTTTGATGGTTCAGGTGCAGGGGTTGCTATTGAAACATTAAATGCAACTGCATATAGAAAACCTTGGTCTAAAATATGTCAAAATTTAATTGTAGATTTCCCTATTGATACAAAAGTTACATATCATAACATTGGAACAACAAATCAAAGTGAAACTATTACTTATGGGTCTATTACAAAAACTAGTGGTGCAGGAGAAAGTCCAGCACCAAGTAATATCGCTAAAGAAACTAATACTAGATTATATGATAGTGAATTAGTAATAATGGGTGGTCAAGAAAATGGTTTAGAATTTAAAGTAAATTATGGTGATAGTTATCATAATATTATTTCTTTACAAAATACTAGATTACAAATGTATAGAGATGAAGCAGATGATGAAGGTAATTTCTTAGATTATTTTAATGGAGAATATATTATATACAAAACTATTTTTGAAGGTAAAGTTGAAACTCTTCAAGATTATGTTGAAGATGGGATGTTAAAATATCATATCGCAGGTAGAAATAAAACTAGTGAATTATTTGGGCCTATTCTAAATAAAGATTTTAAACATACTGAGGATATTATCTATTCTACTTATGGCCCTTTATTAGATGTAGAAGATACAAGTGCTGATTCTTCTGCGTCAACAGGAACTTATTTATATGAATCTACCAACATTAGTGTAGATGGAACAGTTTCAAATATTGCTAATGCCGATTTATTATTTAATGGTAGAGGGGCATTAATTGGTTCAGTAGATTCTGGAGGAGGAAGTTCTGTTCCTTCTATTCTAAATGGAAATAAAGTCGGCGTTAAAAATAATGACGATATTTGGAAATTAAAAAGTGGCACTAATAGAATTACTTTTGGTAAAGCATTAGAAGCAAACCCTAATCTAAATACATCACCAACCTCATTTAGAGGAACAAGTAATAAAGGTTTAATATTTACAAGTGGTAAAAAATTAATTACTGATTCTTATGGAAATCCAACTACAGAAATATCTAAATTATTAGGAACTTCTGCAAATTCAAATAATCATGCTTTAGGATATTATATTAATAACCCATTAGGTATTTCAACAGATTTTGATTTACCTTTTTCATTAACTTTACAAGATGAAACGCCAAATACTGATGGCACAATAGGAACAACTAAAAAAGAAATACACACAGTTAATAGTTTAACAGAATATAATATTATTGATATTGATACAGGTGAAGGTAAATCAGTAATTACTGTTGCACCAAATTGCCCTGTGGTTATGGGCAGAATTGATGAAAACCCAGCAGATTCAAATTATGGGACATTAACTAAATCATTAATGAGAATAAAAAATGCGGGAACAA